TTTACACACACACACACACAAACACAGACATAAACACAAACCCATACAAGATGCCTCCGCCCCAGTGGCGGAGGGTACAGTCAAGAGGTGCCGCATTTTACCACATGCGTCGCGCCGCTTGGCGGAGCTCCAGAGTTCCACTCACCAACAAAGTACCCGTAACTTTTGGTGTTCCTGATAGCGCCCGCAAGGAAGACGCTATCAACTTACGGAGGGACATATTGGGCCCGCTGATCGCAGGACATATTCCCGTAGTGCCCGATCAGTCCCGTAAGAACCTGCTTGCTGCGTTTGATAAACGTTGTAATTACGACAGCAGCAAACGGGTGGACCCAAAAGTTATCCGAGCAAGCTTGGCCTTGCTTGATAAGATATCACCTGGTGAGTGGGATCCTTTGGTCCACGATCAATCTTTGTTCGAGAGTTGGAATAGCCAATTTGACGTGCATAAACAAGCGCGACATGTCAAAGCCTACAAGAAAATAGACGCCATAACCGTTGGCGAATTTTCTGATAAACAAATCTTTGTCAAGGTCGAGGCTTTGTTAAAGCGTCATGATGGCAACGCCGCTCCTCGGATTATATATCAATCGTCTGACCTACACAACGTTCTTCTTGGCCCTGTCATGTGGCAGTGTACCAAACGGATGTTCTCTTGCTTTGAGCATGAGACTTCTGGCAAAGGACCCAGCTACATGGGTGCTTATGCTAAGCAGTCTCCTGCTCTAGTTGAGAGGATACACCGTGCTGGTACCGATAAATCGGTGTACGTGGAATCCGATTTTTCGAGCAACGACATGACCCAGTTGGAGGACGTTCATCTTCTGGAGATCGCCTGGTTGACGCGTTTCGGAGCGCCAAAGTGGTTGACTAGCCTTATGCATGTGGCTAATGCGTTCAAAGGAACGAATCACAAGCACAAAGTCAAGGTTATGATCAAAAACCAGTTGCCCACTGGTTCTCAGTCCACTACGTTCCGAAACTCCATGTGGAATGCGTCCATCAATTACTGTTGGGCTTTAGAGCACGGGCATGAAGGGGACGTGCTCATTTTAGGTGACGATATGCTCATGAGGCTTGACAACCCTGGTTGCAGGAGGCAACAGGTGCGTCGGTCTTATGAGTATGTTTGCAAACTTGCCGGCATGGACGCCAAAGTCCTTGTCCGCAATCACTTAAGTGAGTGCGAGTTTCTGTCTAGGCAGTTTCTCCCTGATGACCGTGGCTCTTTTGTCATGGCGCCAAAATTGGGTAAGGCGATAGCGCGCTTTAATGTTAGGGCATCCAGCAATGAGGCTTTGTCAGACGATGAGTATATCGCAGGCAAAGCTTTGTCCTATGCATTTGAGTTTCGTTTCGTCAAACCCATTTGCAATCTTTTCTTGCTCAAGTTCGCGGAATTTGAGATAGATGAGCCTCGGCTTGATGCGTTGGGCTGGAATGCCAAGGGTCAGTTTCTGGCTCTTGGTTATTCTGGCATTGAGGCTTCCATTGATGCTGCCCGTTCTATCTCTAGGGATAGTATGACGCAGTTTTATCATTGGAAGTATAACCTCACTGCCACTGACGTTATCGGGTTAGTAACAAAATTGCTTTTTGGCGACCGAGACCTCGAGCCCGGAGAAATTGGATTCATCACTTCGGACTTCATCTGATTTGGTAAAGGGACCCGCCTAATCGGATGATAGCTAC